CGTTTCCTAAACTCAAATTTGTTAATGTACTAGCAGTATTTGCAGCTTTTAATTTCATATCTATATTTCCTAAAGTGTATAGTTTTATTTATACGAATCTTTTCCTTTGCATTGCTTTATTTGCAGCTACACGTTTCTTGGCAGTTTGTGCTTGATCTGATGGGTCCTTATCCCATCCAACCCATTTACCGTTTTTATCATAACCACGATTAGCCAACTCTTCTAATGCTGCTTTTTTAGCGTTAATTTTTCCATTCGCTATAGCAATCACAAGCTTCATATGCATTGTTTGAAACATAAATTCAGGATTTTCCTCATCACTAATTTCATTCAATTCTTGACGTTGATCTGTTGGTAAAAATGTTTTTCTATCGTATTTAAACATCTTGTTTTTCCTTAAACATTGTTTCAGCTTGGTCTTTTTTAAAATCTGTTAATCGTGCAGCAGTATTTTTTTGTAATACATTCTGGACTGAAGTCAGTGCGTTATAATCTCTGCCTGCAACAATATCATCAATAATCGTTGCTATAATTTCTCTGCCATTATTTTCCACCATATATTCTTTTCTTATTTAGCGTTAATATTTTTTCACCTGCTAACAATTCTGGTTGTACTTCATCTTGGGCTTGTTGCATTCCTTGAGATGTTGCTAGACCCTGATCCCCACCTGCTGGTGTAAAGTTTCCGCCTCCTGGATCTGCTCCAGGTTGTACATTAATTTTATTAACTGGTGGAACTGCCGGCGGCATTCCTGAATGTGGTGGGTATTGATCACCTTCACCTTCTGCTTCTTTTTCTTCTTTTTCAATTTCTTTTTTGATTCTCTTTTGTTCTTCTGGTGTAAGTCTAAGAATTCTATCTTTGACAAACTGCTTGGAATAATAATTTCCAACTAAATCTTCTGCGTCTCTCATCATATTAAATCTATCAGCCATTAATTCTTGTTCTTTTAATTCAGCAAAGTGATTATCCATTGCATAATTAAATCTGATAGTTTCTTTTAATTTTGGCCATTCAGATGTATGAATAACGTTTTTGAGAATCAATTGCTTTTCCATTATTTGAAAAAATAAATGTGAAAATCTTATTCTAATTCTATCAATAAATCTTGAAAATTTTAATTCATCTCTACTAATTTCAGATGCTCTACCTAATACAAAAGGTGTATCAGCTTCTAATCGGGATAAAGGAACATTTAATGATTGATATAATTTCCTTCGGAAATAATCAACATCTTCCATTTCACCTAAATTTTGCCCGCCAGGTAAAGTAGAAATTTCTGTTCCTCTTCCACCTTCTCTTCGTGGAAGCCAATAATCTTCTAACATCGATTGATGTCGTCTATCGTCTTTAATTTCACCGGATGAGGCGTCATATACAAGCTTATTTTTATATCTTGTCATAATATCTTTTAGATACTGCTCGGCTTTTTGCTTGGGCAAGTTACCTACATCAATATAGAATATTCTTCGTTCTGGTGCTCTTGCGATTCTATAAATTACAACAGCATCTTCCAACATTCTTAATTGATTTAATCCTTTAATGGCTTTATGTAAATGAGAAACAACGAATTTCTTATCTCTTGTCATTATTCCTGAATGTGCCATTATCATAGAATCTGGAGCTACTTTAACACCCATTTGACTTGGTGTTACTAATCCTTTTTCATTGAACAAATAATACTCTTCAAATTGAGGTAATTTGAAAACACCAGGTGCAGCTTGTGTATCTGGGATTATCTGTCTAACTTTTTTAATTTTAAAAGAATCAATTAATCTTAATTCTTGAATTCCTTTGTCAATTTCTTTTGGATCTACCATTACATGATAAAAGATTCTACCTTCAATATACCAGCGCTTAAAAATATCATATGCTTGATTATTAAAATCAAGTAATTTCAAGATAATATCAAATTCTTCCGAAATTCTATCTTGAAGATTTTTTGATAAATCTGTATGAGTTAAGTCTAAATCAACGGGATTTCTTGATTGGTTGGTAACAATGGCTTCTTGAATAATATTTTCAATTGCCATATCACATTCGGGATGCTCGGCCATTTCCCTATATTTCATTATTAAATCAGCGTCAGTTTTGGCGACTGCTTCTAAATCAAGATAAGAAGCAAAGGCACCACCAGCCGAAGTGGCTTCGATAGCACCTTCCTGATTTTCTGGGAAACTTAGAGCGGGTAAGTCAGGCTGTTTATCTCTCTCAATATTAAATCCAAATAATTTCATAATATATTTCTATCTATAAGTATTAAAGCAAATGGGTTATTATGACGTAACGTTTGCTTGCTCATGTGTGTAGTAGTCATACTGCCAATCTACGGTGAATTCTTGAATTGTGTTCCCTGAATCCCAACTTAGATCAATAGCTGATACATTTGATGGCCATGCACCGATAAACTTCCACTCTTGATCTTTTTCGCCATCTTTTTTAAACATTTTTAAAGTCATTTGAGTAGTATAACCGCTTCTTGTCGCAAATACGTCCGTTTTGGCCTTATTTGATTTATGACCGTTAAGTATCCCCATCCACTTCTCAAGTGCGGCTTTCAGGGTATGCCCTTCATCATTAACTACTGTGGTAGACAAAGCAGGAAATTCTCTACTTTCCCCAGCAACTTTCACTTGGCGCCCGAAATAAGGCACCTCAATTGGTGTAATATTTGATGGAGGTATTTGAGAACCTTTACACAAATATCTCCAATCTGTAGCAGTGCCTCCGCCTGGGACTGTACCCAATGTCATTTCCATGAGATTGGCTCTTGCGCCGCCACCTTGCAATTTGCTCGCAAAAGAGCTTATTCTAAAATCTGCCATTTTTTCTATCCTTAAAATTTATCATCCGGGTCCGGAGCCGCCACCGCCACCGCCACTAGCACTAGTTACACCTAAGTGCTCCCAATAATCGTAAGACCAGGTAACTGTATATTCCATTACTGAATCATTTGGATCCCAATTTACATCAATTTGATCCAGCGCGGTTGGAAAACAATTTTCAAATTTATATCCTTGATCTGCTACTCCTGTTTTCTGATATGTCCATACTGTCATATCTGCGGTGTAACCATCTAATTTTTTTATCATAGCTGCATCACGCACATTACCTTGGTGCGAATTCAATTTATGCATCCAACTTTCCAGTTGATTTCTGAGGTAATATCCCTCATCATTTATAACAGTTGTTGTTAAATCCTCAAACGTTCTGTTGCCTGGAATTTTAACCGCACGACCAAAATAATTAACAGTAGTTATACCTAACGCGTTAGCAGGGATCTGTACACCTTTACACATAAATTTGAAGCCTGGATTGCTACCGGTAGTAGGCGTATCCCCTTTGAGTGTAATATTTACATCAAAAAGAGTAGCTCTTGCGCCTCCCTTAGCTAGTTTCGAAATGAAACTATTCTGTCCATCTACTACAAAACTCATTTAATTCCCCTAATATTGTTGTATAATTATCTTTATTTATACAGCATTCACAACTTCTTCAAACTCTACACCACTTCTAACAGCAACAAAGTTGAGTAAGATGAAGTTAATAGATTTGGTTGGTTTCACGAATATACTTCCGATGAACTCATTTCTATCTATAACTTCCTGTGTATTATTTGATTCGTCACAAATTACAGCAAAATCTGTAATACCACCTCTTCCTTGAATATCTCTAAGGAAAGGTTCTACTGCCGAAACAAATGATGAACGCGTAAAATCATCGTTAAATTCAAACATTGAAAATTGTGCGAAGATAGCAATTGATTTTTCTAAAGTAATAAACAATCTACGTACATTAATACGGTCAAATGCCGAAGGCTTAGCCAACAATGTTTTATCACCGAATAATAATGTACCTTGACCTGAAAACGAAACAACTGGATTTACACCATTTTTATAAAGATTGTCTCTTTCCGTTTTATTAGGATTCCATGCAAGACGAGCAACATTTTTAACTTGGCCTCTATTAAAGCCAGCTGGTGAGAAGAAAAAATCTCTTTCCAATGTTGTTCGTACAACGAGTCCGGCGACATCTGGATTTAACGGAACATATCTGAACGTATCATTGTATTTATCATACTGATATTTCCATCCAGAATCAATAACCGCATATGATGTGCTAGGCAAATTATTTCTAAAATCATTAATTGCTGTAACTTCTCCGCCGTCATTATTAACAACATCGCTTTGTTCTGGACTGATGAATACCATACAATCTTTTCGAGTTTCTGCAATATTACTAATTAAATAGCTGGCAACTGTTGAAGAACAAGAACCAGCAAGCATTAATGAAATGTCTATGTCTTCTGAAGACTTAAATTTGTCGAATCCTGTAATTGTAATAGCATCAGTTAACGTTTGACCATCTGCTCCACCTGTCATACTTGCATTAACAGTTATTCTATTCTGTGTAAATGCAGGCTTGGAAGCTGAATTGGCTGAAGAACCCCATAGTGCAGTATTAGGTGCTGAACTTGAACCTGTTCCTGTTGGGTGCTTCATCCACCAAATGTATTTAGACCGTCTATTAATAGCTTCTTTATAATAAAGTGCTTGACCATCTTCTGATTTAGCATCTGAGGCAACAGACAATGCTGGAAAAGTTTCTAATACTGTTCCCTTAACACCTGTCCATTCTCCGTCCTCATCTACTACAACTACATGAACTTCATCTTGTGTTACACCTCTTCGAGTTCCAAAGTCTGAAGTGGTTGGCGCGTAATCAAAATTACCTGCGAACTCCCATTCTCTGGACCATGCAATTGAACCTGAAATTGCTGTCGAACTTGGTGAAATTGCTGTTTCTAAGGTTGCACTTGTATTACTTGTAATAGAAGCTACTGAATGTGTTTCGCCATTAATTGTTACTCTGTCACCAGCATCCAACTGGATATCAAAATATGTTCCTGTTCCAGTCATTACTTTTCGTGCTGTATCGGAAACTTGAACTGTTCCCATTACTTCTGTTGAATTTGATACGTAATGTGACCCTTTCATTCTAGTAAAGGCTACTGCACTGGATACATCAGTATTACTTGAAGACTGAACTGTTGCTGATGTATCGGACGCTATTGCTGTTACTATGAAATATGTGCCACCAACGTTATTTTTAATAACGTCATTGACTTGTAATTCCATTGTAAAAGATGTTGCAGTTCCTGTAACAGTACCTTCATTTCCTGAAAAGACAATAGCTACAGTTCCTGTCAAAATTAGCTCTGGTATGTCAGCACCACATAATCCGACTTTAAGTGAGTTACCTAGTTCCCCTGCATATTTCGCTGCGAATTCACCATAATTATCAGAAGCTCCTGAGCCTCCAAATTCGGTGTAATATGTATTGTAATAGGCTGTGTCACTTTTAATTAAGACAGTATTTGCCGCATCTGTCGTTGCGTTATATGCTTGTGAATTTGCTACTCGAACAACATTTAAATTTTGACCGTAGGCTAAGAAGTTCGCCGCTGTGAAAAAAGATAGATATGTTGAAGAGTCAGGCTTCTGGAAATTTTCTACGAGTAGATCTTCACTGCTAACATTGACAACCTCTTCTAAGGGTCCCCAGCGAAAAGCCCCAGCAAAAGCACCTGCAGTTGTTCCAGTCTCAGGCACAATTGTAGTTAAATCAATCTCACGAGTAACTACTCCTGGACTTACTGTAAATGCCATCTTCTTCTCCTATGATTCATTGAGTTCATGTATTATTAGTTACTAAGATTATTTATAAATAAACCGGTTTCAGAAAAAAGTATGATGACCTGTATCTTCTAAAACTTTATTGGCTCGGTCAACTTGCCACCTATTTCCCTCATTATCGACGATTTCTTCTTCTTCCAGTCCATCATCTATAATACCAAACGGTAAATAGCTTTCTTCAATTTCTTTCATTTTTTCTGAGTACATCTTTTCACGTAAATCTACATCTGTTAATTCTTTATAATATTCTTGATTAGTTAACCACGCAAAGATGACTAACGTGATTACTAAGTCATCATGATGACCTTCTTCAGCTTCGTATGAATCTTTTTTTGCTGAAAATGAAGTAAGTTCATATATTACATCATAATCTGTAATAACTAACTTATCTTCTTCAATTAAACTCTTTAATGTAGCACATCCTAAACGTTTAACTTGTTTAGTGGTTCTTACACCCCACTGAGCATTTTTACCAAAACCACCGCCCAGCTGTTGTCCGCCTCTACCTTTCCAAGTCATCATCATCATATTTTCATATTCTAAATCTTGGTGTAAGGTAACTGCTACCTGTTCGCCTATATCATTTACTTCAACTAATACATATGCCTCATTATAATGTTTAGCTATTTTATAAATTATGTTAGGATATAGTAAAGGTGATATAGTATCACATCTATATTTCGCTACAAGTTTATAAGGAACCTCAGTTGAATCTATAACTGTAAGTGCAGAATAATCTAATCCTTGTCCTCTTGCCGTATCAACACATATAGTATACGAATGTTTTTCTATTGGATTTTCAAATATATCAATATTTTCTTGTGAATGTATTGGTGTCTTAAACGGTAACTGTCTTAATTTAGAGCCTGCTATAAGTGTCTGTGTACTACCAACAAATTCAGTTTCGAATTCTTGTGAAAATTGTCTTTCACTTGTATTTCGAATGGTCTCTTCTTTCCATTTTGAATCTCTACCTGGAATTTCAGACCAATGAACATCTATGGGTATATAATTACTTCTCTTTTCTTCTGCATCTACCCACATCTTATAGAATTGATTTAATCCTAAAGGTGTAGATACAATAAAGACTTTAGTAGTTTGTCCAGAAGAAATAGTTGGATATACTGAAGTAAAAAATTCTTCCGCTAATTCCTTTGGAACGTGAGCGAACTCGTCTAGGAAGATTATATTAAATGATGATCCCCGCACTGCAGATGATGACGTGGCGGCTGCTAATACTTTTGAACCATTCTCTAATTCTATATTACCTTTATTCCATGCTAAAATGCCCTGTTGTAACCACATGGGCAAATTTTCATAAGATAGTTTTAATCTATCTAATAATTCTCTAGCGAGTGAGCCTTTATTGGCAAGAATACCTACTTGTACATTTTCATTAAAAAGTATGTAATGTAAAAAGAATGCAATAATAGTAGTTGACTTACCAGACTGCCGTGGCATCTTACAAATCACGAATCTATTGTCGTGAAATGTCTCTACCATATTCTCTTGAAAAGAATATAGATCAAAAGGCACTAAGCCTTTATCAACATGAATAATCTTTACATATTTTTTAATAAAATATACAGGATCACTTTCACATTTTATATACTCAGCTAATTCTTCTTCAGCAAATTCTACTGGAACATTAGCAGATTTTAATTTTGGATTTCCGAGATAATGTGTACTTGGCATTTAGCTATTCATTATTTTTTTCCAATTGGTTTGACCGTTTTCATCTTTTGGAGCGGTCTTCAATAATTCAGCACCCGATTCTGTGACCGCGGTCCTTCTTCGGGAAACAGTTCTTTTTTTTATAACTTTACGAACAGATCTTCCACTATCAGAACTGTATGACTTTGTCTGTTCAAAATCTTCTTTTACTGAAATATGATGCATTTAAGACCTCCCGTGACGCGCGAATGAAGCTCGTGCTGCTTTCATTCTTGCAGGTTCATTTCGTTTTACTACGCGTGCCTTTGCTATTTTCTTTCTATCAACAATTTTCTTTTTCATTTCTTTCCATCTTTTTCTTTTAATCATTCCGCCAGTACCTGAAGCCTTCATTACTGCTTTTGGTATTGCATCGCCCTGAGCTTGCCTTAAAGCTGCTTTTTGAATCTTACCGGCATCCTTTCGTTTTAATAGCCCTCTAGCCTTTTTTCTTATCGTTGAAGATAACTTGTTTACACGTTTAGCCATTCTACCCAATTTTTTCATTCTAGAAATCCAATGTGCTTGACCCTCTTTTTCATCTAATTGATCAACCCACTCATAGAAATCTTCCAAAGTTAAACCATCTTCAGCAAGATCTTCTTCAAGCTCTATTAATTCATCAACCTCTTCATCTATAATATCAATTAGTGTTAACATATTAACCTACATTAAATGAGAAGCAACAGCACCCACTATTGCAGCTATAATTCCAAGGGCAGCTGTTATTATTACTCTATTCTGTTTAAAATGTTGTTCTATAGATAAGTCTCTTACTTCATCTATACTATCTTTAACTCTATCAATTCTTTCATGAACTACTGCTGTATTTTTATCTAGCGCTTCTTTCAGTGCTTCATATTTTTCTTCCAAGCGCTGATACCTTTCTGCACATAAGTCAACGTGGGCCTCTAAATTTTCTTTTTCTAAAGACATAGTTTTACTTTTTTTGGTTTTTGATTTATTAGCTGATGCCACCATCTTTTGCTAATTCTCTTTCCGTTTCTTTATGCTCAGGATCATCTTTATCTTTGAACCAATAATCCGTTGCCTTAGCGAGCACCGCGACATAAGCCCCCGTCATTATATTAATCAAATCGCGACTCGCTTGTGGTAGCTCTTCCATAAAGAGTAACCACACTAAAAATAAAAAAGTAAGTACTATAATAATGGACAAAAATGTTCTTGTCCACCAGTTTAACTTTTTGCGACGTTCTGTACCTTCAAATGTCAATGCTTTCATTGGATCACTTTCCCATAATTTATTTTCTGATGTAATAATTAATTCATCAATAGTATTTATTTTATCGTCACTTTGACGTTTACTTCTGTTCAATATACTCATTTATACGTCCCATATTGGTATATAATATTCATTACCAGCAATTTCAACTTTAATCCTACCATCACTCGCACCAGAGTTAGTAGCTACCGAGGAACTAGCCTGTGTAGTCATAATTCTGAATGCATCTGCACCACCAAATTTAATTGTACGGCTTCCGGGAATATCCATTCCATCTTCATCAATAGTTACACTTGTTTGCA